TACACACGGACTACTACGGTTGCCGGTTCATTAGATGATGGCACTGGACTAGTAGCATGGAAGTTACGTATGGCTGCAGCCGGACTAACACTACGCCCAGATCTATTGCTTGCTGCAAGTGCAGCAAGAGAAAACAAATTAGAGATGGACAAGTTAGTAGAAGATGCAATGGAAGCAGCAGGTGCTACACAAGCAGCAACTATTGGTACTGCTATACATACACTAACTGAAAAGTTAGATAGAGGATTAGACTTAGGTGTCATACCAGATGATTACAAAGCAGACATACAAGCATACGATGAAGCAACAAAACATTTTACTAACATACATATAGAACAATTCTGTGTGTTAGATAAGTTTAAGATTGCAGGTACACCTGATCGAATAGTTGAATACAAAGGAGAAAAGTTTATCTCTGACTTAAAGACAGGCAATATCAGTTACCCACACAAGATTGCTATGCAGTTAGCCGTTTACGCTCACGGCTTGCCGTATGACCCTGCCACGGCAAGCCGTGGTAGTTGGGGCGACATCAACACTGAGAAAGGAATCATTGTGCACTTGCCAGCAGGCGGTGGAGAATGTACTCTGCACTTTGTTAATATCAAACAAGGCTGGAAAGGAATCCAGTTAGCAATGAAAGTTAGGTCTTGGAGAGATACCAAGAAGTTAACAGAGAAACTAAAGGAGGAGCATGAGTAGCACAGAAGCACCCATCAGCATCAATCTAAAGACAGCAGGCGGTACGCAAATTACTTTGCGTGGCGAAACACCTGATGAATTTACAGCACTTACTGCATACATCTCACAGATTGTAGAGGCAGTACATGAAGTAGAAACAACAGTGCGCGGAAGCGCACCAGTAAATACAGCAGTACCACCACAACCAGATGCAGCATATGCAGCAGCAGCATTAGGTGCTACAAATACAATAACAGTACCGCTATCTGGTACTCCTACAAATGGTACACGCATGTGTCCACACGGTACAATGACACGTATTCATGGATTAACAGGAAAGTTTGGTCCATACAAAGGACACTTCTGTCCTGCTAAACAAGGTGATATGAGTAAATGTACTACACAGTATATTAAAATAGGACAACAAGATTGGAATACTTTCCAAGCGGATCAAACTAAGCAGTAATGAAAACACTGCGCCGTAGTATTGGCAAGCCAGAGGTAGGCGGAGAACCATTACCGCCTACCTTTCAGGCTTTTCAAAGAGAAGGAATCATTCTACGCCGAGCAGAAGTAACTGTAATTGCAGGTACACCCGGAGCAGGCAAATCTTCTATTGCGCTACATATAGCAGCACGATTGAAACAACCAACTTTGTACTTCTCAGCAGATACCAATGCTCATACAATGGCAATGCGTTTGCTTGCTATGCGTTCTAAGATCAATCAATCAGTAGCAGAACAGATACTAAAGACAGATCCTGTCAAGGCAGGAGAAATACTAAAAGAATACAATCACCTATACTGGTCGTTTGAACCATCACCTACCCTAAAAGATTTAGATGAAGAAGTATCAGCATTTGAAACTATGTGGGGTAGAAGTCCAACACTTATAGTAGTAGACAATCTTATGGACATAGCAATAGATGGGCATGAAGAGTTTGCTGGTATGCGTGCAGTTATGAAAGAGTTAAAGTATCTAGCACGTGATACCAATGCATGTGTATTAGTTCTACACCATACAAAGGAAGGTGCTCCCGGCTTTCCTTGCCAACCACGATCAGCATTACAGGGTATGGTCAGTCAGATACCTGCTATGGTACTAACAGTAGGGCAGATGATGCAGGGTAGTGATGTTTATTTATGTATTGCAGCAGTCAAAAATAGGTACGGCAAAGCCGACCATACTGGTCAGACATATTTATCTTTATCATTTGAACCCGGCTCTATGTATCTTGAAGATGTAGTCCGTGATTACCGACAAGTAGAAATGGTAGTGTAATGCCTAAATATATAATTACATTAGAACAACATAAAGAAAAAACCATTCGTGCTTCATCCCTAGATGTAGCACACCAGCGTGCTGGAAAAATGGAAAAAAGTAATTGGGTTGTTTCTGAAGTTAAAGAAGCACCCGAAGAATGAGCAGTGCAGCCAAAGCCAAAGGCGCAGGAGCAGAACGAGATGTTGTTGCCTACCTAAAGAAATGGTTCCCTTATGTAGACAGACGTTTGGCTGGTGCAACATTAGACAAAGGAGATGTTTCCGGCATCCCCGGAGTCACAATAGAGATTAAAAATCATGCCAAGATGGACTTGGCTGGTTGGCTCACAGAGTTGGCTACAGAAATGGCTAACGATAAAGCATGGACAGGTGTGGTTGTACACAAGCGGAAGGGTAGGGGAAACCCAGCCGATTGGTATGCAACCATGCCCGTACATGTATGGGTAGAACTACTAAGAAAGGTACTAAATGCAGACAAAGCATAGTATCGGAGAGTATTTAGAGTATATAGGTGCACAGGTACCTAATCGTGGATCAGGTTATCGCAAGATGAAGTGTCCATTCCATGACGACAGCCATGCATCAGCAGCAGTAGACTTTGATAACAACATATTTAAATGTCATGGTTGTGGCGTAGCAGGAGATGTCTATAAATTAATACAACATAAGGAAGGAGTGAGTTACCATGAGGCTATCAAGTATGCAGAAACACTTTCTCTTACGGGCTACTCAGCAGTACAGCAGCCATTTGGAACTGGCAGAAGGCTATCTAGCAAGTCGCAGTCTGTCGGTAGACGAGGGCAGAATCTTTCATCTGGGAGTGGTCGTAGATCCTCTTCCGGGGCATGAAGCATACAAAGGCAGACTATCAATACCCTACATCACGCCATCAGGCGTAGTAGATATAAGATTCCGTGGTATGAACGGAGAAGACCCTAAGTATATGGGATTAATTGGTGCTAAGACAACTATATTTAATACACAGGCTTGCTTTGTAGCAGATAAATATATCTGCGTAACTGAAGGTGAATTTGATTGTATACTTATGAGTAACAAAACTATGCACCCAACCATAGGTATACCCGGAGCAAGCAATTATAAACCACACTATACCCGTATTCTTGACGATTATGATACAGTTATTGTCTTGGCAGACGGTGATGCCGCAGGTCAGGAGTTTGGCAAGAAGATAGCAAGAGAATTATCTAATGTAAATATACTAGCAATGCCAGATAATGAAGATGTCAACAGTGTTATAACCAAGAGCGGAGTTGATTGGATCAATGAAAGAATCAGAGAATGTATCTCACCGTAATGTGTGGGGTTATATAAGAGAAGTAAAACCTAACCTGCAGATAGCAATCTCAGAAAAACGGGGACTAAATATTTTATCTGCATTAGAAGACATTCATCAAGCACTGTTAACAGAAAAAAAAGAAACAGTTATAGAGTTACTATCCTCACTAGCAGCCATCTTAGTAGCCTCATCTAAAGGACAGTTAGAAGAAATGCTAGAAGAACATGATGTGTGGGAAGCAATGAAAGACATAGACAAAACATTGAAGAAGATACTAAATGAAAAATGAGCAATACCCTAAAGATGTAATGGAACAATGCCTGCAAATTCTTTTAAAAAAACATAAAGATTACGGTCCACTTAACATAGCCCAAGCACCCGGAGGTGCAATGAATGGGCTAACTGTGCGTATGTATGACAAGTTAGCAAGGATTAGCCATCTATGTAGTGACAAGAACGACACGCCGAACTACGAATCTATCGAAGATTCACTCATAGACCTAGTCAACTATGCAACCATAGGGATACTAGTTCAGCGCGGACTATGGGAAGGCATACCTTTAAGGAGTATCTATGAAGAAGATAGTAGTTCTATCTGATCTTCAAATACCATATCACGACAGTAAAGCAGTTAAGGCTTCAATTCAATTTGTAAAAGATTACAAGCCTGATGAGTTGTGGTGTGTAGGTGACGAGTTAGATGCACCTGAACCTAGCCGTTGGAACAAAGGCATGGCAGGCGAATATGCTGGCACCCTGCAAGACGGAATAGATTTAACAAGAGATATCATGTCACAATACAGAGCAGCACTAGGAAAGAAACCATTTTATATTCAGCGCAGTAACCATACAGATAGAATAGATACTTACATGCGCAAGTATGCCCCTGCTTTTTCTAGCCTCAAGTCACTTGAGGTAGAACAATTGCTGGGGTATTCTTCTTTAGGTATTACCTATCTACATAGAATGCGTGAGTTGTTACCCGGCTGGGTAATGGCACACGGAGATGAAGGTGCACTCAATAGAGTGCCCGGATCAACAGCACTGAACCTAGCAAAAAGAATAGGTAAGTCAGTAGTGTGTGGACACACACACAGACTAGGTTTACAGCATGACACGGTTGGTTTCTACGGCAAGACTCAAACCTTATTTGGTTTAGAGGTTGGACACATGATGGATATTAAACAGGCTAGTTACCTTACATCTGGTACTGCCAACTGGCAGCAAGGTATAGGTATCTTAATTCAAGATGGCAAAAAGGTATCTCCATATACCGTGCCAATCTTAGGTGGAACAATAGACATTCCATGACCAACTACATAGAAGAATACAATGACATGATACAGAATCTAGCGATTGAATACAATCGCAAGTATCAAATGTTGGAACGGGATGACATAGCACAGGAATTGTGGGTCTGGTTTGTAACTCATCCTAAGAAATATAAAGAGTGGTCTACCTATGAACAGAAAGATAAAGATAACTTAATAGCCAAGTCATTACGCAATGCAGCGTTAAAGTACTGCGAAATAGAGAAAGCAAAGAAGGCTGGATACAAAACCAACGATCTGTATTACTATGATTTGTCTGTAATTGAGGCATTTCTTCC